TACAAAAAAAATGGAAAACAAAAAAATCGAAAAAGCATTTTCAATATTTAATGGTGGTGATGGTTTAGATCATTGGTCGTATTCATCAACGTCAACTCCATTTGCAAAAAATATTATTGGCTACACTTTCCCTCAAGAAGTTAGAAGGAAGTTTCCATTTAGATATAAAGCAAACTTTGGCAACCTGGTAAATAATGTGGTCCAGAAATTAATTGCAGATGTAATTTACAAATCAAAAACAATTAAAGAGACAGAGTGGGATCGAGATTATAATGTTTGTTTTAAAGCAGAGCAAGATGAAATAAATAAAAATCCACCGGTTGATGCTAAAGATAAGTTTGGCAGAGAAGCTATGCTTAAATTTGCAGAGGATTGTATTCCAATTACAAAAAAAGTTGTGCAACAAATTGTTGAAAAAGAAAAATTAGTTTGTGAAAGATACGTTAGCATAAAAGAATTTGATATGATCAAACCTGTAATTGGCAGAATAGATTATGAAACTAAAACAAAATTTATAGAATTAAAAACTAAGCCACCTAATTTAAGAAAAGTAAAAGGTAAAGAAGAATGGAACATGATCTCTCAAGATCTACCTACTGAACCTACACTTGAAAACTTAACACAAACTTCGTTCTACTACATGGCAACAAAAAAAATACCTTACCTGGTATACGTTAATGATAAGGATTATGTTATCTTTGATCAAAGCCATGAGTTGATGAAGGCAGATCACTTGCAACATCTTTATAATATCATGATAGATAAAATTTTATTGTGGGAAAAAATGATTATGTTTTGTGAGGGTGATATTAAGAAGTTAGCTTTGATGATAGAACCACCAGATCTTAATCATTTCTTTTACTATAAAGATTTAGCAGATGAACAAAAACAACTAATAACTAAACTATGGGGAATCAAATATGAGTAGTGAAACTAATGTGTATCAAATAAATAAAAAAAATATGAAAAATATATATGAGAAACTTTACAATGCTTGTAATCATGCAAGTGGTGTAAAGAAAGCAAGTAAGGTTAAAGGTATGCCTTTTAATCCTTTATTACATGATGATGTTCAAAGAGTTGCAATGGCAGCTCTATTAGAAAATAGATTATATGCGACCTGTAATTACGTTACAGATGTTACACCTAAATGTGTAATTGTAACCTGTACTATGAGAATAACAGACATCGATGATCCAAAAAATTTTATTATAGTTGATGGATGTACTGCTATGGGTGGTCTTGATAAATATGGAACAGGTCAAGCAATGTCATACAGCAGAAAGTATGCATTCCTAAATGCGTTAAATTTAAAAACAGGAATGGATTTAGAAGATGGTTATAACGCGAAACCATTTGAAGAAAATTCTACAGAGCAATCTGCAGAACCTACATACATGGATGATGAAGTGGATGTAGAAGGTATCATGACAAAAATTTCTAACACTAAAACTGATAAAGAATTTAGATCAGTTAAGGATGAAGTTAGAGATCAAGTTATGTATCTTAAAAATAATAACTTCAAAGCATATGAACAGATCAGAGATCATTCTAGTGCGCATGAAGTCAAACTAAACAATAATCAACAGTAGTTGATATAACCAAGGAGTAAACATGGATAATAAATCCGACAAAATATACATTAACCTAACCAAGAATAAAGATTGGAAGTCTCCAACAGATAAACTTCCAGTATATGTTGGTCCAAAAAATATGAAGCATCCAGATAAGAACTGGACTATTGGAGTAAACATAAATGGTACTTGGTATAATCAAGCTGCCTTCCCATCTAAAGATCAAGATGGAAATGTAAAAGAAGGTGAGCTTACAGTAATTTTAACACCTAGTGGAGCAGGCAAAAACAATATTGCAAAATCTAGTGATGGTGGTAATAACGAATATACCTTTTAACTTAGGCTAAAGGGTATCAAGCAGGGTGGGGTTTTTTTCCCTTTCCGTTTTCCCCACCTTGCTTAAAAAATTATGTCAGACAATATAAAAGAACCTAAACATTACACTCAATATAAAATTGAACCTATTGATTTTATTATTGAGAACCAATTAGATTTTTGTACCGGGAATATAATTAAGTATGTTTTAAGATATAATTTAAAAAATGGAGTGGAAGATCTTAAAAAAGCCAAACAGTATATAGATTTTTTGATCGAAAAAAAAGTTGAAAAAGGTAAAAAAGTATGACAAAATTTAAAAGAATTATTAATGGGGAATGTCATTTTGAAATGATTGAACTCTTTGATGATGTAAAGAAAGCTGCAGACAATTCTAACAGAGGAGAGTTTGTAGAATGCAAGATCCATAATCTTAGATTTGATTTTGCAAAAGTAACAAAGGAGCATGATGGAAGACATCAAGATGCGCCTGCAGAAGCTAAAGGATCTTCAAGCAAAAAAGCACCAGAAGTTCCTAGAAGCGAAGCAAAAAGTAAATAAGTATCAACAAGATTCTTATAGATTACTTTGGCAAATAGAGCAGGCAAAAGAACAGTTAATGACAAGTTAAGTTATTAACTTAATAGTTGAAAAAAAAGAAAGGAAAACGTAGGGGATCTATGACCATAAATGTAAGCCAACACTACAATACTCACAAAAAAAACATTAACCAAAACCACTTTATCTACAAAGTTAAGAAAGCATTTTACCTTCTTACGAACCAAGAAGAAAGATTATATGAGGTAGGGTTCTCGGAAGGATTTTTGTATGCAGCAAAATTAATGCAGAAGCAACCAATAGTAGATAGCAATAAGAAATCTGAAATTAACCTTAGATATAAAAAAGCAAACATAGAAGTTGTATCTAAAATTGTAGATAAAGTTTGTGAGAGATATACTGTTAGTAAGCATGATGTGTTTAGCAAAGGCAGAACTTCAGATGTTGTTAGAGCTAGAAGTATTGTCTACAATCTTTTACATGAAGAATACAATGTAAGTATATCATCAATGTCTAGGGTGTTTAACCAGGATCACACAACAGTTTTACATTCTTTAAAAACTAAACAAGAAAAGAAAAGATATTGGAATCCTAGTAATACTATTTGGCAGGAGTATGAAGAGTTAAAAAGAATTACTTTTTAAATCCCATCAACATATTTTTATAAGCCTTAGAACTAATAGTAGATTTCTTTTTAGATCTTGATGTACCTTCTTTTTTTCTTTTATTAATATTATAGTACAAACCTTTTTTAGCTACTTTACCAGACTTAGTTTTATGATAACCTTTCTTCATTAATACTTACCTTTCATTTTAACTTTCATACCTTTTTTCTTTGCGTATTGTTTAGCTTTTTTTTTACCAGAAGCTGTGTAACTGAATTTCTTTTTTCCGACCATTGGCATTTTGTTTCTCCTGTTGTTGTTGTTTATATTTTAATTCACAATAGTTATCAAAGCAAGAACCATCTTTACCATCATGACAAAAATATTCTTTTTTAAGAGTAACTATCCATCCACCTTCATCACTCATTAATTGTTTATTACATTCTTTACAGTAACCACAAATTAATGATTTAAGTTTTGGTTTTTTCCAACCTTTTTTTTTCATTAACAATTCCAAGCACGAAGTGCTTTATTAATTCTTGAGTTAGGATCTCTTGCAGTTTTAGCTGAAGTTAATTTTTTCTTCATGCCTTTCATTCTAGCGCAGAAGCTAGCTCTTCTTTTATTGCCTACCTTTTTACTTGGTGCTTTTAAATTACCACCGGTAGCTTTATTATAAGATCGTCTACCTTTAGCATTCAATCCACCTTTAGGATTTTTTCCTGCTTTACGTTGCCATGCTTTAGTTTTGTATGCCATTATCTATCTCTAATACTATCAATAAAATTATATATTCTTCCTATTTGTTTATCAACATTCATTATCTCTTCTGAAAGCATACCAATATGAATTTGTAATTCAACAATAGTAATCAATACATAAGTGGATAACCCTAAAAGAATTGTTCCAAGCAAAGCAATTAATGCTGTGTTGTGCTGTCGTTTCATTTAGCAACTTTACCTTTATTCACTCCCTTTTTAATTACATAATTTTGTGTACCATTAGCACCATGGTTTACTTCTTTCTTTAGAAGTTTAAATAATTCTAATTCTTTTAATTTTTTTTCTAACTTTTTACTATACATTTCAATAGTCTTAGTATCTCTCATTTTATTTTTCTTTTTCTTTTTAATAATTTAACTCTTGATTGCCATAACCATGAAGTAACTTTAACAGAATAAGTTTCTATCCAGGAAAAGAAATTATCTACTAATCCAAAAAAATTATATAAAAACTTATCAATCATTTTTTACCTTGACCTTTATACCTTGTTTGTTTTTGTTGACGTTTCTCATGTTTATTTTTATTTTTTTTGTGTGCGCCAGCTCCACGTTTCTTTGGTTTTTCTCTTGGTATAAAATGTGTAAATTTTTGTTTAGCCATTACTTCTTCTTCTTATATTTTTTTTTCTTTTTCTTCTTACCTGTTTGTTGAGATAAAAGTGTAGGTTTCTTTTTACTGTATTGAGATACAAACATTGTAGGTATTTGTTGTGACATATTATTTCCTCTTAATTAATTCAGTTCCTTTTATACCATAAATTGCACCCACTACAGATACAAATAATATTTGAAACCACATTGGCAGCTCATTAAAGTATGCAAAGAATAAGTCTAGCTTTACTTTAATATCTGGATCGTTGCTGAAAACACTATAGACCAATAACAAAATAGGAAGAGATACAAGTATAAGAACAAATTCATCTTTCCAACCTTGATCATTACTTTTAATAATTTCTTTTTTATATTCCAGTTCTCCATTAGCTAACTTCTCTGCGTGTAATCTTTCTGCATCAGACATTAACTGTTTAGTTTTTTGTCTATTTTGATACAGGTGTGCGCCTGTCTTTATACCCATTGATAATAAATTCAACCACATTTTATTTAAAACCTTTATTATTCATAAATTATTTTTACTTTTAATTTTTTTTGTTCATTAGTTGTACCTCTTGATATAAATGATCCTTTAACATTTCTTTTATATCCATCTGGCGCAACATAGCTGTTAGTTTTTCTATAATTTTTTGCTTTAACATCATAAGCATTATACTCACCTGTAGTCATATTTAAAGTCACAATGTCTATTGGTCCAAGACCACCAAGTGGTGTAAAGACAAGTATGTTAGGATCTTCGGCAAGTCTTAACTGAGCTTTTAATTCAGTAGTTAATCCTACTATTGCTTTTTTTCTTCTGTTAGCCATGATATTTAATAAAGCCTAGCAATGATGCTATTGCACCACCAATAAGTAATAAGACTCTAAAGCCACCTTTACTTTTATTTACATCTGCTTTTAAATCTCTAATATCTTTTCTCATTTCATCTATTGCTTTGAATAAAGTTTTCATTCTTTCTGCACAAACCTTTTCGTGATAAGAAATACGAATAGAGTTGTTATCCTCTATCGCTGATTTTAATGTTTTTTTTTTAACTATCTTTCTCATTGCTTTTTACCTCATGACAAGAATAACTTAAATATAATTTATTTTCTTCTATACTTGTCTTCATTTCTTCTGAAAAAACAACAATTAATTTTCCACCTTCATGAACACATTCAGACCAGTAATTAAATTTTGCAGGTAAAGTTGCGGTATCGTTACAAAAGCCATTGATAGCAGAGCATATGCTAAAGGCTAATATAAATTTCATTATTCAGAAACTAAATCCCAAGTCTGATTTGTTTCATTCCAATTATATTCTTGACCATCTGTAGGATAAGGAATTGGTGCTTCCCAAATACAAGTGTTTTCATTTAATATCCAACTAAAATAAGGTTGAGGATGATAAAAGGCATCTCTAATTGGATCATATTTTCCACCTACTGCTGCAAAATTTTTTCTAAATGGAGTACCACCTAATTTATGAACACCTCCATAAGTATTGTAAGAAGTTTGTTTCCAAACATCTCTTGTTCCATAAAGATTATTTAAAAAATCTACACCAGCTTGTTCAGTTGTTGCAACATCACTAGATACTACTTCAACTTTTTCAATTATATTACCAATTCCTATTTTTGCAAAATGTGCCATTATGCTGTGTAACTCCCACTTGCGTTAAATGTTAATATTGTGTCTGTTCCATCAGTTGTAACTGTTGGAGAGCCTGTTGTTGTTCCAGAATATTTTGAAGTTGGAAATCTTAATATTACAACACCACTTCCACCTGCTCCAGAACCAGGAGGATCTCCAGCTCCACCTCCAGAACCTGTATTAATTGTACCATCAGTTGCATCTGCTCCACTAGAAAGAACTGCACCATTTCCACCTCCGCCAGAACCACCTGAAGCACCAACATTATTATCTAATCTACCATAACCAGATCCACCTCCACCAGCTCTTGTAACTGAAGAACCAGTTATTGTAGAAGCTAAACCATTTCCACCAACACCTGCTACACTAGATGAACCATTACCACCTGCTTGAGAAGCACCACCTCCGCCACCGCCATTATAACCTGGACCAGTTCCACTACTACTTCCACCATTAAAACCTTGATTAGCTGTTCCACTTCCTCCAGAATTTGCAGGAGGTGCATCTCCAGATCCTCCACCAGATCCTCCACTATTACCAGTTAAATCTGAAGCACCGCCTCCAGCTCCACCTCCAACAGAAGTTATTGTTGTAATATCTGAACCAGAAATAGATGAATTACTACCATCATTACCTTTACCATTTGGAGATGTGGTTGTTTGACTTGCACCACCAGCACCAACTGTAATTGTATAAACTGTACCTATACTAAAAGAGAGAGAACTTTCTGAGGAGCTATTTCCACCAGAAGTTTCATTATTATAAGATGCTCTATAACCTCCAGCACCTCCTCCACCATTTCTTCCAGCATTTGAATTATATCCACCAGAAGCTCCTCCAGCGATAACTAAAAAATCAACATTATAAGGTGCAAATTTAAAATCAACTTCTTCATCATTAGCTGGAATCCAACCTTGTGTTGCACCAGAATAAACTATTCTAACTGATTGACCACTAATGTTATAATTTAAACTACTTGAAATTCCTTGAAAGTTTAAACTGTTAGGATTTAGAGTAACTGCATTAGTTCCCCAAGTTCTAGCATAATCTGCAAATTCTATAAAATCTCCAACACTAGCACTAGCTGGAAGTGTAACAGTACAAGCATTAGATGTTGTATCAATCCAATAACCTTTACCAGCTTCTGCTGATAAAGTTGTTCCTGTAACAATAGTTGATTGCCAATCTGTACCAGCACTAAAAGGTAATTGAGTTACATTGGTTAAAGAATTATTATCAATTCTTGCAGCATCAAGTGTACCGCTA